CTTCCAATTATTAAATCATCCCCTGAATTCCTAGTCCCATGGAGAGCATAAGGACTTAAGATTAAATATTTCTTCATAATATTTTTATATCACCTTACCTTTATAATTATGAATCTATTTTGCTAAATGAAAAATATAATGAATCATAATATTCTCCATTATAAAATTTTCTATTTGGCAAAATAGTCTTATACCCATCATATAATTTAATAATTTTTTCCCAAAAGCCAATACTTTTATTACACTTATAACATTCTCCATAAATTGTATAAAGTCTCATTTCATTAAAGGCTTTATCTAGCAATAATTTTACTGATTCTTTGCCATATCCTTTCCCTGCATGTTGCCCATCAAGAATAAGACTTATTTCGCCTAATCCATTTTCCCATTGAATATATGTTACCCCGCCAATTCCTATAAATATTTTATTTTGATACTTAGATGAATAAGGCTTAAAAATACCAAAATATCTATGCTGTGACGCCCTATCGGAAATTATTTTTTCATAGAAATCTTTTTGCATTGAATCATTAAGAAAATATGTGGTCCTTAATGATTCAATGTTATTGTTTCTCCATTCTCTTGCAACTTCTACATTTTCTAAAGTTAAACAATCCAAAAACAAATTTGTTTTATTATCTTCAGCTTTCTCCATTAAACACATCTCCATTTATTATAGATAATAATTCTATAAATTCTTTTATCTTATCCATATCTTCTTTTGTATCAACACTCCAATGTCGATTTGATGATAAAATATTAAATTTCTCAGGTAAATTATATTCACCTATTTTAAAATTATTTGCATTGTTCTTTACGTATAAAGTAACATGTTCTTTTTCGTCTTTAGCTTCTGCATTAGTATATGTTTTTTCTAATGTTTCTCTTGTCATAATTTCAACATCAAGCCCTGATGGATAACTAAATTTCCCTTTATTATGAGTAAAATCATATCCATTATCAATATGATATTCAATAACTTTATCAATCAAACCATTATTATAAACATGTAGAGGACAATCACTTGTTAATCTAATTATATGAGTTACTTTTTCATAATTAGCTTCAATGTCTTTTACAGCGTCATAATACCTTTTTAATACATTGTTTTCATCGCCATAAAATGTATAACATTTATCTTTATAATAGCTGTAAAAAGCTTCTTTGTCTTCTTTTGTATCTGGTGAAATTAATCCAGTTAAGTCTATTTTTTTACTTAATTGTGCTGCTTTTACTGTATAAGATGCCATTGGCTCTCCTGCTATTTTAAGCATTGCTTTATCTGCCAATCTTGTGCTTTTTAATCTTGCCTGAATCAAACATACTATCATTTTATATCTCCTTTGTTATATATTTATTTTTAATTGATTTTAATAATTTAATATTAAATGTAATACTAAATAATATTAATATAATACCTATTATGAATTTATTATTCATAGATTCATTGAAAATTATATAACTTAATATTATATTAAATGGTATATTTATATAAGTTATTATACTTATTTTTGTAGCTGACAAATATTTATATCCAGATACATTTAAATATTGTGCAGCAAAATTTAATATAACAACTAATAATATACATATAATTATAACATTTCCAAATATAAAAGTTATGTTAGGAATTTTATAAGATAACATAATACATCCAATCATACAATATGGCAAAATAGTAATTTCTGTTGAATTATTCTTTTTTGATTTTTTAATGAATATAGCTGTTAATGCCATTACTAATCCAAGTAAAACCCCTAAAAAATTTAATTTAAAATCAATTTCACTTCCATCATAAAATATAATTATTATTCCAGCTAAACATAATATAATTTTTATTATATGTTCTATTTTTAATTTTTCACCTAAAAATATAACTTCTATTATCAATACATATATTGCAAAAGTACTTATAAATATTGTAGTTCTACCATTCCCTAATAAATTTATGCATATATATGTAAGCGTAAATGCACATGCTCCAAATATTCCACGTAGTATTAAAAATATATGGTCATAAAATTTAAATTTTATTTTCTTCACTTTAATAATAACAAATATAAAAATTAAACTAAATATAAAATTTAAAAATGCTATTTCTAATACATCTATATTTAAACTCATAAATTTAACTAAAATTATAGAAATATTTGAAAAAAGTTGAGATAAAACAATTAAAATTATTCCTTTTAAATTATTGCTCATTTTTATTTTAATTAAATTTAATCTATAAATTTAATTGGTTCTCCTTTATCAAAATTATTATTTGCTATTTTCCCAATTATTTCATTGTAATACTTTGGTTTTAAACCATCTCCTGGTCTTATAATTTTAATATTATCATTCGAGAATTTTTCACCTTGTTTAATATCTTTTATTGCAAAAATAGACTTTCTATATCCTCTATTTATTTTTTCAGCTTCAGATAATTCATAACTTACTTTGCCAATAATTTTTTCAACTTTTCTGATATCTTCAACTAATTTTTTAAATTCTTTCGGTTCCATTGAAAATGATGAATCTGGTGTTTTGAATTCTCTATCTAAACATATATGTTTTTCTATAACTTTAGCACCTAAACAAACAGCAGTTGTAGCAACTTCGGTTCCAAGTGAATGGTCTGACAATCCAACAATTGTGTCAAACCTTTTTCCAATATCATTCATTGTTTTAAGATTCATATTATCAAATGATGCTGGATATGCACTTGAACATTTAAGTAAGCATAAATTTTCATTTCCAACTTCTTTAACTGTGTTAACTGCTTCTTTAATTTCTTCTAATCTTCCCATCCCAGTTGACATAATTATAGGTTTATTTTTTTCTGATATATATTTAATCAATGGCAAATCAATTAATTCAAATGATGCTATCTTATAAAATTCAATCCCAAGTTCTTCTAAAAAATCAACCGCTGTATTATCGTATGCAGTTGATAGAAAATCCATACCCAATTTTTCTATTTCTTCTTTTAATTTACTTTGCCATTCCCAAGGCGTAAAAGCTTCTTGATATAATTTATATAAATTATACCCTTTCCATGTTCCTTCTGTTAATTGAAATGGTGATTTATCAGAATTCATAGTTATTGTATCAGCTGTATATGTTTGTAATTTTACACAATCTACTCCAGCTTCTTTTGCTGCATGAATTAATTTAATAGCATTATCAAATTTCCCTCCATGATTTGCTGATATTTCAGCAATAATATAACATGGATAATTTTCTCCTATATATCTACCTTTGATTTTTATTTCTTTATTCATAATATTTCCTTTCTTTTATTTTTCTTTTATTATTTTAATTATAACAATAATCATACCTATTATAATTATTTTCGAACCAATTACATCCATATAATCTATTATTTAGGATTAAACTTTTTAACAAGTTCTATAACTTTTTTAACATCCTTATCACTTAGTCCATAATAAATAGGTAAACTTACAATATTATCCTTTATTTTTTCAGTATTTTTACAATTTATTATAGCTTTGTCCATATATCCTTTATAAAATGGATGTTCATAAACTGGCATATAATGCACTGTACAATTAACACCATTGTCTTTCATTTGCCTTATAAATAATTGTCTATCTTTTACTTTAATAACGAACAAATGATAACTGTGTAATCTACCAACTTGCTTTAAACTGCAATATTCAAGCTCAGTTCTATATAAAATAGATATTTGTTGCCTTCTTAGCATAAAATCTTCAATCTTTTTCAATTGGCTTGTACCTAAAGCTGCATTTATATCAGGCATTCTATAGTTATATCCAAGTATAAAAGCTTCATTTTTGAATCTACCATGATTTCTGAAAGCTTTCATAACAGATGATTTAAACTTTCTATCACATAATATTGCTCCACCTTCTCCAGTTGTAATATGTTTAACTGGATGAAAACTATAACATGTATAATCAGCAATCTTATTATTATTTAAAGCTGTAACACATCCTAAACTATGACAAGCATCTGAAATTAATATTAATTTATATTTATCACATAATTCTTTTAATCTTCTATAGTCGCATTGTTGTCCTGCATAGTCTACAGCTATTATAGCCTTAGTTTTTTCAGTAATAAGTGTCTCAACATTATCTACATCAATCAATAATGTATTTTCGTTTATATCAGCAAATACAGGTATTCCACCCTGGTACAATATTGCGTTTGCTGTTGCTATAAATGTTATTGCTGGTACAATAACTTCATCGTCTTTTGTGATTCCAGCCGCAAATAATGCACAATGTAAAGCTGCCGTACCAGAATTAACAGCAACCGCATAATTATAGCCTGTAAATTTGCATAATGCTTTTTCAAATTCTCCAACCTTTGGCCCAGTTGTAAGAAAATCACTTTTCAAAGTTTCAACAACTTCAAAAATATCATCATCATCAATATACTGTTTCCCATAATTAATCATTTCAATAGTTCCCTCATTTCACTAACCTTAATCCATTTATCATTTTTATCACTTGAATATATAAAATTTTTAGGTAATTCATATCCAGATTTACATTTTTTAGTTTGCAACCAATCAAAGTCTGGATAAATAATAAAATAGCCTCCAAATGACAATGTTTGTGTTAATTCTTCATTGCTTATCAATATTTCATGCAGTTTTTCACCCTGTCTTATTCCTATTATATTAAATTTAGCCCCTGGGTTCATTGCTTCGGCCAGGTCTATTATTTTCATGCTTGGTAAATCAGGTATAAATATTTCTGCTCCATCCATTGTTACAAACATATTTCTTACAAAATCAACAGCCTGTTCTAATGTTATCCAGAACCTTGTCATTCTTATATCAGTCAAAGGTAATTTTTCTCCATTAGCTATATATCTTTTCCATAATGGTATCACTGAACCTCTACTATTTATAACATTACCATATCTTACAACACTAAGCTTTGTGTATCTATCACCAGAGTATGCATTCCCACAAACAAACAGCTTTTCCATGCATCCCTTTGTCATTCCATATAAATTATATGGATTTACTGCTTTATCTGTGGATAATGCAATTACCTTTTCAACCCTTTTATCTATAGCTGCTTCAATTATATTTTGTGCTCCTAGTATATTTGTTTTAACTGCTTCAAATGGATTGTATTCACAGGAAGGTACGTGCTTTTGTGCTGCTGCATGAACAATATAGTTAATTCCATCAAATGCCCGATATAGTCTATCTTTATCCTTTATATCACCAACAAAAAATTGCAATCTATCATCATTGAATTTCTTTTTCATCTCAGCTTGTTTTAATTCATCCCTTGAGAATATATATATCTTTTTAACCTGTGTTTCCAATAACATATTCACAAAAGCATTACCAAAGCTTCCAGTTCCACCAGTAATTAATATTTTTTTATCTTTAAAATCTTCCATCTATTTACCCTCTTTTTCTAATTCAACTATATCAATAATTTCTTTAATGTATTTACAAGTTGTATATACTCCATTACTATATTCACTAGTCCTATTTTTTATAATTTCTAATATTCTAATATTCCTCGCACAATAATTTAATATTTCATCAAGTGCCTTATCATCAATATCACGTACTTTTGATATCATCCCAGTCTTTTCATTAACCTGGTATATTTCTTCTAAAGCTTTCTCCTCATTTGCTCTTGCATAATGAGATATAGTCTCAAGAATGTTTAAAATTTCATTTTTAGCTGTAATATCTTTTTGGATATCAATTTCATTAGTTCTATTAAATACAGCTTCTAATTCTTTTATTTCACATCTATATTTATTAATATAATCCTGGGCATAATTAATAATATCCCAATTATCAAATTTATCTTTCTTTATATTAATATTCATTTCAATATTTTCGTTTTCTATTTTCATTTATTTACTCCTTTATATTAATTATATCACTATATTTTATTCAGTTAGTTTCATTAATTTTTCTAATCTAGAAAAATAATCTTTTGTTGATTCATTATCTTTATATGGTCGGTTCCCATCATTATAAAGAAAATAATAAATACATTCATCATTTTCTTTATCAATATTGACTGAAATTTCATTTAAAATATTTTCTGGATTTTCTTTAAATTTAATAATTGTATTTGATTCATTATAATTAGATTCTCTTCTTGTATTTTTTATTCCAATTGGTTTATAATATCTATTTAACATTATCCAATTTTCAAAAAGTAATTTTCTTATGCAATATGGTAAAAATCTTTCTACTAATTTCATAATCATCTCTCTTTCAAATCATGTTAACTTGCGTATAATAAGGTATCTTAGTTATCTCTATCAAGCTCGCTAATAATTTAATTTTATTTTCAGCATTTTTGTAAATATCATGATAATCTATTTCACTTTCAATCCATTCATCAACTCATCAAATGTATAATACAATATATTATTTATTATATTATTTTCATTTAATTTTTCTTCTGTAATTCCTATTAATATAGGATTTTTAAATTCATTTCCATATGATATTAGTTGTTTATTTGGATTTTTATTTTTTACTTTAATTTCAATTATTACATCTCTATTTGTTTTAATCTCTTTAGCAAGTATATCTATTTTACCTATTTTATTAACAGTAAATTCTTTTTGTACAAATTTAAAATTTTTAAATATTTTATAAAAATTTTTTATAATTAAGTTTCTCATTTCAGTTTCTAAATAATTTATTTTTTTATTTAGTCTTACGTTTAAAACTATTTCTATATCTATCATATCACGTATATAAATCATAGAAGTATGTCCATATCTATATTCAAATATAATATGTTTTTTCAATAGATTTTTAAGTTTTAATAAATCTTCACCCATAAAACAAATCTTTAATTTATATATAGCATTAAAAAAATCAACAAAATTATATTTATCTAATAAAAATTTTAATATTTCTTTTTCGCTTGTAAATTTTTCAAATTCATCTTTATTATCATAATTTTTAATTAATTTTGAAAAATTAAGCTTTTTCATAAAACCACCTCTATATAAAATAAAGAATCTTATTAATTTTAGTCCCTACCTGAAATTAATAAGATTCTTTTATTATTTTATATAGATTGCTTTGGGTAGGGTTCAAAGCAATCTATATAATTTAATATATTATACCATAATAAATATAAAATTCAATGAGCCTTCCGAATCTGTTCTCTTTCATATTTTCTTCTCAAATAACTATTCTGGTCCAAATGTTCCCTTTGTTTCTTTTGCCATTCTTTTATTTTATTTTTAGCAATATCACTTTCTCTTTTATCCAATGCTGTAACATTAGCCCTCTTCCATTTTCTTATATTTCTCTCTATATATCTTTGTTTTTGTTGTGCTTTATAACTCATCTTCTGAGCTTCTTTATAACCATATTCATCAATTAACTTTTGTTCTCCTTCATGAACTCTTGGTGTATCCACTTCTGTAATGCCTTCAAAGAAAGGACTTATCGAATGGGCGCACGAACAATGAAAAAGGCCTTGTGTAATTGCATCATCAACACTTTCATAAGTTGGATGTGGTTCTATTGACAATGTTACTCCCTCATATGGTGTACATAAATCGCATGCCCTAAAATGAGCAGACACAACAACCAGATTATATCCAGATTCAAAGCACCTGTTTAAATTTGCCTGCATTGCTGCCCTTCCTGTTACAGTTCTTCCAACCATTTCACAATAAGTATCAATACTATACTTAGCCCCATTTTTATAAGTTACTGTTTGTATGCCTTTTTTTGCATACTCATCTAACATAGTTTGGCTTAATTTTCTTCTTGTAAATATATCAGTTTCTCTGTAATTTGCTTCACCTGCCATAATAGCAGTTTGTCTATATATGTCATCAGCTTTTCTTAATATTTGTAAATGTTGACCTTCTAAAGAATAATAAGCTGCATTACGAAAAACTCCCATAAATTGAGTATGATTTTCAAACCCTTCAAACCATCCAAGAACCTGACCAGATATTGGAGGTATTGGTGGAATAGGTGGTAAATTTTGCATCATAAAAGAACCATTATTTATGGTATTTGTAATCTTTGTTGATTGTCTAGCATTTTTCAATTGACTCTCTGTACTTTTTAACCCCGTTAAATATGCTTTTGGTATATCTTCATCAGCCCATTTTTGCCAATTTATTTCAAAATTATCGGCTATTTTATTTATTTCTTTTTCATATTCAGCTTTATATTTAGCAATATTATCCGGGTCTTTTATAATTTTCTTATTCAGTTTTGTTATAGCTTCTAGCAAACTATATACAACATCTTCAGCTGATGTATATAAAGGCATGCCAAACACTTCATAACTTCTTTGGTTTATCATTTATCCCATTCCTAATAATTTTTTATGAAAAAGTTCAGCTAGTTTAAAAGCTTGTTCATCATTAAATCCATTTTCTTTTAATTCTTTATAATAAAAAGATACAATTTCAACAGTTGGCTTCATAGATTCTTTCAACTGTTCAACACCTATTAATATATTAGAAAAATTATTTGCAAAATTATTATTATTTTCCATTTTTATCAAACTCCTTTTGCATTTCTTCAAACGTTTCAAAATTCATAGTTGAAACTATTGTTATAAAAGCTGTACCAGTCTCGATAAACTTTGCAGCTCTGCTTATTATTAGTGTATTTTGTTTATCCTCAGGCTTTATTGTTTCACTAAACATTATTTTTGTAGCTCTTATAAAATATTTCATAGCATTTCTTAAATGTCCATCTGATTTAGCATAAATTCCAGGTACAACTAAATCAAAAATAAATGTATTTATACTTTCTAATCTCGTTAAGATACTTTTATAATCAGGTATCTTTTTTGGTGTATTTGCATATTCTTTTAAAATTTGATGAAATTTAGAACTTATTCTATGAATATTATATCTATATTCATATTCTGTATCATGCTCCCATTTAAACCTTATAAAATAATTATTATTATCCATCTAAATTATCTCCCCTGTTATCCCTGATTCCTTATTAATCTTATCAACCTCATTTTTTATGTCATCCTCTTTCCAGTCTGGATGCTGCATTTTTACCTTAGTATAGTTTGATATCGCTTTAGCCTGGTCAAGATTTCTGATTGTTTCAGATACTTCCCTTGTATCAGTCATAATTGAATCCTCTATTTCAATTGATGTATCTTGCTCATCATACATTTGATTAAATCCATTGCTCGATTTATCCAATCTTTGCATCTGTAATAATATTTGTCTAATTGCAGGTATCCAATATCTAGATTTTTTATTTCTTGTAAGCTGGCTTTTATTTTCCCTTAATCTTAATGCTGTTCCGCTTTCTGCACGTCCTTCTATGCCTAATCCAAAACTTTGTGGAGAATATCCACATTGATTTATTATTTGATAGAACAATTGTTCGCATGTCTTAGCATGTTCATCTACACGTATATCAAACTGTACCTGTTCAATAGGTTTTATGCCACCTTCGCCACCCATTTTCCAGGATGACAAATCTAATTTAACAAAAGCTTTTCTAAATTTATTAAACTTGTTCAAGAATTGTACAGTGCCACCTGTTTTATTTTTTGCTTTTTCTAATAATTCTTCATCAATTAATAATTGTGCTAAGCCTAACTCAATATCTCTTATCCAGCTTGTCCATGCAAAATCAAGAGAATCTAACATTGTTATAGATGAATTGTAATCATTAATACCAACATAAGCACCAGGTATTAATTTATTTGGCCTCATATTTGGTATGTAAGCACAACCTAATCCATCGATATTATTATGCCTTACTGGCTCTAAATTTAAGTTTTCTGTTTCAGATATTTCACTAAAATCTATAACCTTACCAACTCTATCATTAGTTCCTTTATGTAATTGGTATTCAATAATAAGGCTTGTTCCTTCTCTTCTTCTATTCTCAAATAATCTATAAACTACTCCCGATTCTGTTGTTTTTACAACTCTAAAACATAATACTTCCCATAATCTACCACGCCAAAACATTGGGAAAAATTGAGATGGTGTTAGAGCTGATACAAGAGGTATTTTTTCAAGACTTGGCTCAATATCTATTTTTAATAAGCAGCCTGACAGTGCAGCTGCTAATTCTGCACCTTCTAGTAATATATTGTCAAAACCGTTAACATCAATAAATGATTTTATTCTTTGCCCTGATTTATTATTCTCTTCATAAGTAAATCTAGGTGATTCAGCAAATAAAAGGTTGCTTGATGTTGCGGCTATATCTCCAGCCAAAGGAACGTGAACAATACTTGCCCTATCTTCTTGCTCCATCCTTGCCCAGAACTTTTCTTGCGCTGTTTCATTCCCTAAAGCTTTAACAGTATAATATTCTAATAAATTCGCTGGGTCTCCACTATACCATGATTCCCACTCATCATATTTATTGGACCAATACGAATAATCTGGTGGCGGAAACTTAGAAGTAGGTTCTAAAAACGCCATGCTCTTCAACTCCTTATATTAATAATTTATGCCTTGAACTTCCCCAAGCTATAAAGCTATCACAAATATGGTCGTCTTCTTTTGCAATAATACCTTGCTCAGGATTTTTATAATGATACTTTTTCATCTTCTCTTGTGCTGTCTTATCTGTTATATTAAGTCTATCTTTTTCTAATAATAATCTTATCACATTTATTCCAACATCTTTCCATTTGTTAAATGCTATTGTAATTAGTTCTGTCTGGCATCTTTTTTCTTTAAGAATCTTTTTTAATGTGATATTAGAATCTTTAGGATTGCTGTCAGCATAAATTATCTTAATATTGTATTCTATGCAAATATCTGCAATTTCCTTGCACCTATCTGTTAATTCAACATATTCAAAAGTTTTTGTTATTGGATTTGTAAATTTTTCTTTATCATCCTGGATTATACTTAGTGCTGTTACGGCATATCCCCAGTCAAGTCCAACCTCTGTATATATTTTTTTATTATATTTATCTTTCATTCCTCTTCTATAGCTTTTGTCAACTGATTCAAAGTCGAATATTGTATCACCAATTTTAGGTCTTTTCAAAAGATATTCGCAATCCCACATTGCTTTAGGTATTTGTCTCTTTCTTCTTTCTATTTCTTTATCTGAATAAAATCCGTATGGTTCTCTTACTTCTTCTATACAATATTGATAAAGCTTAGCACCCTTTTCTTCTCGATTATCTATTATTTCACTAAATAATCCAAATGGATTATGCAATGTTGATGTTGCTATTACAGTATCTTTTATGTTATCTTTTGCTTTTGGCTGCCCAAGTGCTGCATCATATACTTTCTTTTCAAGTTCATCCACTTCATCAATTAATAATTTTGATGGATGTGGACCTCTAGTACTTTTTGTTGATGCTGCTAAAGCTGAAACCCATGATTTATTTTCTAATTTAAATCCTCTTCCAGATACTTGACCTTTAACCAATAGTTTATTGTCAATTTCTGATATATCCCAGAATTGATTTAAATAATTTACGCATCTTGTACTTTGTTCTAAGCTTCCACCTAATACACTAATTCCACAGTTTACCTTAAATAAACTTTGTATAAATGATAACGCCGCATCAATTAAGGTCTTCCCACCTCCCCTTACTGCTTGAAGCAGCATAAAATCTTCTAACTCAGCATATCCATCCCATATAAAATCTAATTGCGAACAATGGCATTTACAAATAGCTGGATATGTCAATCTTACATCTAAAACTATAATAGAGTAAATTGCTAATTCCCATTTTGTCCTTGGTGCAATTTCATGATAAAAATTATTACCAAAATCTTTTACATTTTTTTCATTTATTCTTTTTACTTTAAATAAGTTATCAAAATCCTTTTTATGCTTTTTTAATTTCAAAAATGGGTATATTAATTTTATTATTATTTTTGCATTATCTATACTTATAAAATTATCAAAGTCTATCTTATTTAATTCATTTAAAACCTCATTCATTATTGCATTATCTGATTTTTTAGTATATTTCTTATTGTATTCTATATAATATTTTTTAGCCTGAAGAAATAATTTTTCTCTTAATTTTGATTTATATACCTCTTTTTGTTCTTCTGTAACTTCTTTAATATTTTCTTCATCATTTGCTTTATTTTCATATTGTAATTTCTTTAATTTTTCTTCATCAATTTTATTTTTTAAATCATCAGGTATAATATCAAAATATTTAATTAGCCATTCAATAGCATATTTTTTATCTGCTAATTTAATTTTAATTCCTTCTTTACCCTGGCTAATTTCCTGTATTAATTGAGTATCAACATATTTATTATCTTTTATCCTTGTATAATTATGTATGTATTTTATTTCTTCTCCATTATCATCTATAAAAGTATTTCCATCAGAATCTATTTTCTTTGATTCCATATGTCCAAATTCTATATAATTTCCAATATCTGAAAATGCTATTCTAATAATTAATTTTAAAACATCTTTTGCATCAACTAATATGTCTTTATTTAATATTTTTTTTAAACGTTTGATTTCTTTCTTTATTCCTGCATTTTCCTGCATTAATCGGCTTGCGCATCTACATGCATTTATATATGTACAATTATAAGCTTTTATATACGATTGTACTTCATTAAAATTTTTAACATAATATTGGCAAAATAACTGCTGTTTTTCATTTAAATCATAAGGATTATCTATATCTATTGTTTTAGTTCTTGCAGCCATAAAACCACCTTACTAAAAAAACCATCTTGCGATGATTTTATAATTAATTTATTATAACCTATACTTATCTTATATATCACCTTAATAATG